TACCATTTGTGATTTCCGCGGTACCATCTACTTCTATACCTGCATCATTGAGTAGTTTGAAATTTGTAGAGGTAAGGCGTGCCCGGATGCTTTGAGAACCAGCCTTAATGGTGGTAAATTCAAGTAGACCATCTTCTGTACCATTGGATGCATCACTTATTTTACCAGTTATCTTTGCATAATTCTTTTCATTGTTATTATCATTTTTACCCTTAAATTTAACTTGACCCAAATAATTGGCGTCCGCACCTGTTATATCCCTAAATAAATTTACTTCTGGGCCGGCCGCACTACCAGCTGTTGTATCAGTGACAGATACATCACCCCCAACATTAAGGTTTTCTTGAGTACTTATACCACCCGCAACTCGAAGAGCACCCGTAGTGACCGACGTGGAAGTTGTCGTATCAGTAATATTCACACTATCCGCCTCTACATCTTCAAGATTGGCATGTGTCGCATGAATATCACCCGCAACACCTAGACCACCCGAAATGGTGACTGCACCCGTTGTTTTAGAGGTTGAAGCTGTTGTATCAGCTATGATAACATTCGAAGACACGTATGCGTTACCCACAACATGAAGATTGGCGTTGGGTGTAACGGTTCCCACACCAACAGAATCGTTCACAGAGTCTACGTGTAAAGTATTTGTATTAACCGTTAAGTTTGCACTCACATACGTGTTACCTACAACATGAAGATTGGCGTCGGGTGTAATGGTTCCCACACCAACGGAATCGTTCACGGAGTCCACATGAAGTGTGTCGGTATCGACCGTAAGATTGGCGCTCACATAGGTATTACCTACCACATGTAAATTCGCGTCGGGGGTTACAGTTCCCACACCCACAGAATCTTTTACAGAGTCCACATGAAGCGTATCAGTGTCTACGGTTAAGTTGGCACTCACATAGGTGTTACCAATGACGTGAAGATTCGCATCAGGGGTCACTGTCCCGAGACCTATGGATTTATTGACCGTATCTACATGAAGAGTATTCGTGTCTACAGTCACATTGTTTAATATGTATGCGTTTCCTTCGACGTGTAAAGTCGCATCTGGGAAATTGGTTTCGATACCTACGAAATGTTTGTTCGTGTCCACGTGTAATGTATTGTCCTCCACAGTGAGGTTGGAACTGATGTATACATTTCCTTCGACATGAAGGTTTGCCCCGGGTGTGGCTGAATTAATACCAATCGAGTCTTTCACCGAATCAACAAAGAGGGTATCCGTATCAACAGTAAAATTATCGGCGACATTGAGTTCATTTGTTATAGTCGTTCCATACGTAATTTCTTTCGAGACTGCGTTATACATCATGAGATTGGAGTTGTTCACGTTTCGTACAGGGTTTATGAAAAGTGCGTCTTGAGTAGTCGTATTGTTAAATCCTGCAGTGTCCATACCACCGTTGATGATGACCGAACCCGCCGCTTGTGATGTGGGGTACCCCGCGTAATAGCCTATGGCTATGGCTCCAGCGCCTTGTAAGAATTTACCCGCGCCTTCACCGATCGCGATAGCCTTCTCACCTTGTTGAGAGAAGCCCGCTTCCTTACCGATGGCGATGGAACTGTTTCCTTGTTGCGTCGAGGCTGAATCTTTACCGATGGCCACGGTGTTTGTACCTTGCGCTTGTCCACCCGCATTCTCACCTATGGCTACAGCGAGAGTTCCTTGATTTTCGTATCCCGCTTTACTACCTATGGCTACAGAACTGACACCTTGATTGGTCTCACCGGATCGTTTACCCACAGCCACAGCCGATTCTGCTTGTGTGACACTTCCGGATTGATATCCAATAGCTATCGAGTTTGATTGTTGGCGGTCGTAACCAGCTCTATAGCCCATGGAAATGAGGTGAGAATTAGAAGTAGTATGAATGGTAGTTCCCGTATCTTCACCAATGAGTAAACGGTTAAATCCCGAATTATCCACGCGTCTGGTTGCGGCTATTGTTCCATTTACATCCAGATCCTTTGTGGGATATAACTGATTAATACCTACACGATTTGTGACAGCATCGACGTGTAAAGTGTTTGTGTCAACAGTCAAGTTCGATGTCACGTACGCATTTCCTACGACGTGTAGTTCTGCATCAGGTACCAGTGTATTGATACCAACTTTATCGTCAGTGGAATCAACGTAGAAGGTATCTCCGTCAACGGTCAAATCCGCGGAAATACTCGTGTTACCTGTGACATCCAAAACATTTGAACCAAATTCGTCTACGAAGAGATTTGAACCCACGTCTAATGTATGTATGGGAACAGTGTTTATGATACCCACATTTGATTGTGTAAATAATTGACCATACACGTGAACGTTAATATTTTCATTTGTTCGGGGTGTTATTGTTTGATCATCCGCACTCGATTGTGTATAACCAAGTGCAATCTCTTCCGTACCTTCCAAGAAACCGAGAACAACGTTCGAACCGGGACGATTCAAAATAAAACCAAGATCCAAAGTTGTATCTGTAGGAGTGTTACCCTTTCCTATTTCTATGATGGCATCTCTTATCACAGTGTTATTCGAATGTACGGTGGTAACTAACCCATTAAAAGTCGCGTCACCGTCTACAACGAGTTTATTTTGTATGTACGTGTTTCCCAAAACGGTCAATACATTACTCCCATCTTTGTCTATAAAAAGTTTGGAACCTACAGAAACAGTACCTTCGGGTGCAGAGTTGGCTATACCCACATTTGAAAGTGTCGTGACAGATGTGATGGCATTATTAAATGATACTGTATTCGAAGTGACGTTTCCATTTATTACAGCGGCCTCAAGTGAGAAATTAAGAATATCTTCAGCGACAGCATCGGAATCCATAATTTCCTTAGTCACTCGATTATACGCTAAAACGGTGATGTTCCTATCAGACAGGTCTGTACGTAAACGTAGAGGTGTCATATAGATTGAGTTTGGAAAGGCCGCCTCAATCTCGACATTACTAGCATTGAATACCAAAGTATTATCTGCCTGGTCGTTCGTGGTATTTTTACCGAACCTCACCTTAGTCGAACGCTCGACCGTCGGCAAATTCTTGACCATTTAATATAGATTGGTATTTTAATTCGCGTAAAGAAGTGCTGCGAGACCATTTTGGATACGAAGTATGTTATAATTCACAGCGTATATAGGGTGCTCTATGTTCATAGATTCACTTATAATCTTTGCTGAAGTGACACGACTGAAATTAAGCGTTCCGGTGGGCTGAAGAGAACTTGTGGACAAACAAAAGGGGTACAAGAAGAAATCGGGAGACGCCACAAAGTTTGTATGGTAATAGTGCATCACATCGATAAAATGGGGTTTTCCCCACCTATAATTACTTAAATCGATTCCGTTAATACTCAACTTAACTCTATTAGAAGGAGAAGTAAGAGCGCCGTTCGTGGTCGTATCCGCCGATGCCAGGTACTTCACCGGATGATTGAACGTGAGCTCTTGAACATTTGTTCCGGAGGCGACATTCTTTTGAACTTGTGTCACGAGCATATCGTGTGTACGGGTGGCGACTTGACCACGCTCCTCATTGTCGAGGTAAATGTAATTGGCGAAACATTCGACGTTCTTACCGGTCGCGGCAGAACCCCAGTAAATCCGTATTTCTACATTGTGATGATGCATAGCTACGATAGGCAATGCACATTGAGGACCCTCACAAAAGAAGAATCGCAACGGGTAAAAGAACGAGCGCGCAGAAACACCTGGGTGTGTACCTTGAGCACTCTTGGAAACATTTTGAGCGAAGGTATCCACAGCAATATTTTCTGTGAAAACAGAATCTTGAGTGTCGACAACAGCTCCCCCGATCAAAAGTTCGACTTTATCGATAATACTGCCCCAGTTTTGTGTATCAAGGGCTTCTGTGGTATCATCCATAGTGAAATAGACATAACCGAGAAGGTCACCACTCCTCTCGAATTGGACGCTAGACATAGAATTGTTTTTCACCGCTCCGTGGATGGTTTGTTTTTCAACGGATTGTGAAAAATTAGCATGCCTTTTGAACGTTGAACTAAAGAACGATATTTGAGGATCACCCGTGATATACTTATCCTGAGCTCCTATAGCGATCAAATGTGCAACACCGGCAGACATGGTAATACTAATTTAAGGCGAGAAAAATTACAAGTTGGGTTTTCTACAAACGAAACGAAGAACTAAAAAGTTGTTCTCAGCGGGATTGGGAGGGGTAATCAGGTTACCATCCTGATCTCTTAGATTAACGGTAAACCTATCGACGGAGCGAATGGGATTTACGTATTGTGTCGTCACCGAATAGTCATCTTTGTAACTAATTATACCTGTATCGTCGGTAGTGACAAGACTGGCAAAAGAATTACGAAGTAAGCTCAGGGACGCCTGACCAGTGAGAACATTTGATGCCCTATCCGAAAAGATAGAATCAAGTTCACTGATAGAAACGTAACAGTGTTCAGTGGCCGTAGTAGTATTAATACGAGCAGCTAAAAGTTTAGCCTGAACCACATTTTTGAGTGGCTGTTGAAGATGGCAAGTAAAGGTATTCGCGCTACTCTGTCCCACACTGTCTATGGTAACAGTATGATACTCGTAGTTGAGATCAGGGATCATTTCCGTTGGCGACGTGATTAGAGCCATATTTATAATTAGCTTAGATTAAAGATCCACCGATTCCGTCCGCGATCTCATACCCAGCGTGCTCACCGACAAGCTTTTGGGCACCACAGAGACCACCTGGAGTAAGACCAACAGTGTAGGGGCTGTCCTTCTTACCAGAGCCAGGTGTGCACTCGAGGTCGGACTCGAGGTCGAAGAGAGACTTCTCACTGACTGTATTGATGGTAATCGGCCTGGGTTGGTAGCCGGAGCTACGGGCATTCATGAAACCAAGGATGACGATGGCAGTCATCAACACAAGCATGTATAACAGGGCATTGCGGTCGGCCCGGTTGAGATTCAGTTTAAACATTTATAATAGACATACATTTTTTTAAAGTGCGTTAAAGACATTTTCTTAGTTTCTAGATAGAGAGTAGATGGACGAAGAAATCGTACTCGACAGGGGTCATACCAATGTTATGAAATTAGACGCTGATGAACAGGCACTCATGGATGAGATTGAGATTTCTGTTCCTCGGCCAAAGCCGGTACCCAGACCCACGACGAGGCCCATGCAAAGGCCTGGTGCTTCTCACCATCAAGAAGCTATGGACGCCTTTGTCAACCCCAATAAACAGAGCGCTCCTGCGCAACCCCGTGAAGACGAAGAAATTGATTACGGTGAGGATGAACCAATGATGTTTGATGATGAACCGATGGGTCCCGGTCCAGGTGAGCAAGGTGAGCAACCCTCCAAGGGATACACATCCATCGATGAAGAAAAGTCGGACCTAATAAATAAGCTCGCACGTCTTGAGAAGAAGGGTTTCGCTGTGAATAAGCGATTAAACGCGTACTCTAATATTGATGAACTCAGGTCGGAAGTGAAGCGAATCACTTATAGCATAGACGTTGAGCAGTCCATTCGCTTTTCGAGGCGTATGCTCATCGCCTGTGTAACTGGTCTTGAATTTCTTAACAAGAGGTACAACCCCTTTGAGATTCAGCTCGAGGGTTGGTCTGAGAGTGTGATGGAAAATGTGGATGATTATGATGGGGTATTTGAAGAGCTCTACGTGAAGTATCGCTCGAAGGTTAGCGTCGCACCAGAGGTCAAGCTTATCATGATGCTTGGTGGTTCCGCGATGATGTTCCACCTTACTAATTCCATGTTCAAGTCGGTAATGCCTAATATGAATGATGTCATCAAGCAGAACCCCGACTTAGTAAAGAACATGATGGCGGCGGTTCAGAATACCACGCGCTCCCCTGAGGGTCCCGCTGTGGATGCTCCAGTTGGAGGCACGGGTCAGTATGAGATGCAGGGACCTGGTGTAGATATTTCGAACCTCATGGGTAATATCATGATGCCTCCTCCCCCACCTATGAACACGTCTATGGGTCAGTCCACCTCCGCTGCTCCCCCAGTAGAGGAGGATGATGACCTTTCGGATATTGTCTCCATCTCTGGGGATTCCACCGGTGGTGAGGTGAAGGAAGTCAATGTCGGCGCCGCCAAACCCAAGCGAACCCGTCGAAAGAAGAAGACCGAAATTAATCTCTAAATATATATAAATGATAGCGTATTGTCCGCTGGAGGAGATCGAGCCTCCCGTTCGGCAGCAGGTAGCTGTCGCGGAGCCTAAACCCGAACCTGTAAAGCCTCAGGTCGGGCGCGAAGAAACTGAATTAAATTACGTCATCATGGCTTTCATTGTTGGCGTCATAGCACTCGCCGTCTCTGATTCCATCAGGGCGTAAATGTTGAATCTACCGCGGGGTATTCCCTCGTAGTAAATTTAATATCCAAACTTCTTATTCAAGACATTACCTGGAGATGGATGACTTGGACCGACTAATTCCGTACCAGTGAAGGTATCAGCCGGATTCGGGCCACCTTGGTTATTTGTAAACACTGATAGTAATTTACCACCTCGGGAAGTTATCAATTCTACGTACAAGTCGTAATAATATGTAATCGTTCCTCCGGTAGTCACTTCTGGGGCGAAAAGTAAACCAAATTTACCTGTAGTTACCGTGGGGTTCCAGGGACGAAGATTACCACCACCGAATAAGTTCTTAGTGCCTATGGTGATGTTCTCTAAGGGGTTTGTGGTACCGTCGTGCGTACCACCCTGCACCTCGAGTACCATAGTACTCATGTCATGAACACTTTGATTAGACCTTAATATAGCTACTATTTTGGCGTAGTACGAACCTTTATCGAATCGCAATTGTACATCCTGACTTTCTTGACCCGTACGCGTAAAGTTTACAGCGTATCGTTTACAAGCAACTTCGTTCGAGTTGGAAATAAATCCACCACCGACCTCAAGAGCTGTAGTGGCATCCTGACCACCGAGGTCTACAGCGACCTGGTTACCTAAATCAATTTTACCATCAATTTGAAGGTCACCAACAATTTCAGTGTCGCTATTCACGATAAAACTCCTCACTGGGTCTACAAACACATTACCAGTGTGGTCACCGTAGATGTTGGACACCCCACCGGTCGTCTTGAATTCGAGAATGGCATTACTCGTCGCATGTTCTAAACGAGCCGTACCGTTATACACGGTGAAATGCTCACTGGGGTTTACAGTACCCACACCCACATTCGACGTGTGTATGATGTGAATACCATCTCCTTCGGTACCATTGTTCACGGCACCTATCACCGTACCATGTACGGAATGGGTGGAATCACTGAAACCTCTCACGTATCCACCGTAGTTATCATTTGTATTAAGGGTGAGACCAACCTTATTGTTTGTACCAGGATTTTGGAGTTTGAGAACATCTATGTCTCCCGATGCGTTGGAATAAATGTGAACATTTGATTCGGGAACGGTAGTTCCTATACCAACCAGACCTTCGGGTGTTATTCTTGCATTTTCTTTATATGTATCTGTTGCAGTAATATGGTTATTTATGATTAAGTTAGCTGTATTTTCCGTGTCTATATTTCCATCGGATAAACCTGAATATATGTTCATCTTACCAGTTTTAATCTTTTCACCCGCAGGGAAAGCAAAACCACCATCACAGAAAAATTTAACATCGGTACCTAAACCAGCTTCACTACTTCTTCCTATGAGAACACGACCCGAAGGTGTAATCACTAAACTCTTAACACCGACACTAGACGCATTATCCGCGATTATGTTATCACGCCTCTCTTGTGTGTCTAAACCCGAAACATTGGGATATGTCTCGAATATGTGTTCGGCGGCGACCGAACGGATCCTATCCGGACCTAAACCAGTTCTTTCATTACCCTTGAAAAATAGTAATTCTGTTTTACCGGCATTCTGATTATAAAACTGCTCTTTAATAATAGTGTTACCAAATTCATCACCAAGAAGACCGCCAAATGTTATTTTAGAATCTAATACGAGATCGCCGTTAATTTCAAGTTTGTCGCGGGGTGAATCTGTACCGATCCCCATATTACCCGTGGTGCCACTAATAAAAATTCTACACGTTGAAGACTCGTTAATCACGTTTGGATTTCTGGTAAGTCTAAAATCGGCAGCCGAACCACCTGTTACACCCATAGAATAACCCTGAGCACCATCGATAGCCGACGTCGAGTTTCCGTCAGTTTGTACAAAGGAAGCGAAAGCATTTGAATTGAGACTACTCGTTCTCGCAGCCATAATCGCATCACCCGGAGTACCTTCAATATTATGAACAAGTAAACCGTTAGTATTGAAATTTCCTATACCTGTAGTCAAAATCTCTAAGTGAGCCGAGGGTGTAGTGGTTCCTATTCCCACTCGCTTATTACTTCGCCACGTCATCACATGACTCTCTGTATCGTAATCATCACTCGCTAACGATAAATTCAATTGAGAGTACGACGTACCACTACCACTTCCATGTTTCCCCATCTTAAATACACTCCTCACACCATGTTGACCACTTGTACCACCTTCTCGTGCCAATTGGAGAACATTCTTAAAATCTGAAGTACCTACAATCGCAGTTGTGTTTGAAACGACTAACGGTGTGTCAAGATGACTCGTAGTTCCTCTATTAGCGACTTGGTTGTTGATAAATACAGTTCCACCACTCGTATGTAAAAGACCTTCTGGATTTATAGTGTTTACACCAACATTACTCGATTCCAATATAGTCAACTTCGGTGTACCCATAGCATCGGTCGTACTCGCGTAAAAATTGAGACCCTTACCACTTCCTACACGGTTTTGGATTCTTACTTGATTACCGTTAATGTCCGTAAAAGCTTTCAAATAGTTTGTATCACTACCTAATATAGCCGCATTACTTTCGTTTAATTTAAGATTACCACCAAGAGTTAAAAGTTCGCTCGGTTCACTGTTGGATAAACCAACATTACCACCAGATACGACTCGTAAACGTTCGGTATTCTTTGTCTTTATGACGACCGACTGATGACTGGGAGATTCTTTAGCACCGTTAATCTCGAGAGCACTGATATTCGAAGTCAATGGACCCGCACGGATACTCACCGTGTTCGAAGTAGAATCTTCACCAGTAATATCGCCGTGAATGATAACATTCGCAGCTGAAGAAATACCAGATTCACCCTCTACTTCGATAAAATCTTGTACACGAATAGACTCCGTGATGAGACGACCAGTGGCTGTGTTACCTATTACTGTAATAATATTCGCGGCTTCCGTATTTATGATGACTTTATCACCTATCGAAAGGGTATCCGTCGAATTAGTATTCGCTATACCCGATGGATCGGCACCTGTCGTTTGAAGACCATGAGATTGAATCTTGGATGAAACAACCATAGGTATAGTCGCATCCGCGTCAAGTGTAATAAGACTACCCACAGTTAGACCGTCGTCGCCAATTCGTAAACCTTCGAAGAAGCCGTAGCCATTCGCGTGTAGAACATTGGCCGAAGATGGCGCCACATCATTTATGTACACGTTAGATCCCACAGAAAGGGAAAATGCTGGCGAGGTGTTTGCGATACCCACGTTGTTTTGTGTGTAAATGTCACCGAACACATGAAGATTCACAGTTTCTGTACTGTCCATGGTAAAGTTTGCATCTTCGGGAGTACCATATGTTCTAGCGAGTTTGAACCTATCATCGGCATGTGTGTAGCCCAAGAAAACATTAGCCGTGTTCGGAGCACCATCCCTCATGAGTACGGCCATATCGTAGGTCCCATTGTTACCGTCACCCATCAAGATGACAGCATTAGACACGACGAGATTGTTAACACTCGTATATGAGGGAATCTCCGTGGTCGACAAGTTACCGCTAATATCAACATTTCCAAATACTCTTAAAAAACCTTCCCGAATAACTACATTACCGTTTTCAAAAACGGCTACGTTGGCACCCGTATCCGCTGTAATATCGGTTCCAACATGAAGATGTTTATTCACTGTCACATTCGTAGATACAGTATTCCCAGTTACTGTGATCACGTTAGAGTTTTCAGCCTCGACCGAAAACTTATCGTTTGTTGTTTTTAATGAGTTCGTAGCGAACAGATTTGTACTAGCTACATTACCACGTACGGTCAGAAGATTTTGAACAGTTCTGTTTACTATTAAATCATTTGTACCAATTTGAAGATCGTTAATGGGATTATTCGTGCCTATACCTATCTGTGTAGCTGTAAGACGATTTACGTTTGTAGTACCCGCAAACTGAGTTGTATCGGAAGTAGATGTCAACTCACCAGTAATCTTCAAATTCGCCACTTGAATTTCGTCCGCTGTAATTTCACCAGCGTCAATACTCGCAAGACCCGTCAAGACATCGGTCTCTCTGGGTGTTGCATCTAGGCTGGTTACAAAAATTTGACCAGCTCTCACAAGCTTACCCATTTATACTTTAGTTGCCGAATAAAATTCCGGCTAATCCGTCCTTGATTCGTAACACATTGTAGTTTACAACATACACAAACACACTCTGATCAGTTGGGCGTAACTCTCCCTTTTCTACACCCCTGAGTATAATTTTTGCATCGTCTAAACGACTAAAATTACAAGAACCCGATGGGTTGTAATCGGAGGCGTTTAAGCAAAAGTGGTACACGAAATAACGAGTGTATACACCTGTGTGACTGTCAATATCAAACTCTGTTTGACCGAAATTAGACTTGTAATAATTTTGTATTGTATGGAAATATGTTGGAGTCATATTTTCTATGAAAGAAGTGCCGTTTACGAAAATATCAGCAGTTCTGAATGAAAAGCGGTCACCGGCGAAGTTTGAACTCGATGTTCCGTATCCAAAAAAGAGCGACTTAACTGGGTGGTTAAACGTAGATATGTCTAGTTTGTTGTACCCACCCGACTCGGTTGTGTTATCTGTAACACTCTCTAGAGGAAACTCCATGCGCTGTGTTTGTGTAACGACGAAATCGAGTGTTCGGCTCAATAATGATTCTCGTTCCTCTTTATCCAGATACACGTAATTACCATAGAAATTGGCTTTTCTTTCATTCTCTTGAGAATTTGCTATGGCTGTTTGGTCGAATGTGATTTTAATCTCAACTTGATGGTGTTGCATTGAGATGAGAGGTAAGAACGCTTTGTGATCACAAAAGAAGAAGTGAAGGGGTAAGAAAGTCTGGTTAGACGTAGACGCCTTGTTGTTAAGTTCTTGAGACTTGTTGTACGTATCGGCGAGATAATTGGGCCAGATCTCCGCGTAATAATCATAGTGCTGAGAATCAACTTTTTGACCACCGATGTATAAATCTAAGGTTGAATTGTGAAACAAATTAGACGCTATATTCGCGTTACTCGTATCTGTAGACTCGAACCAAAGACCGTTTACGATATCACCCAAAACAGGAATGGTAATAGACGTATCGTTCGTGTCGATAGTCTTGATGAACTTCGGGGCTTGGGAAAAGTTTGTGTGCCTCGTAAATTTCATGCGAAAGAAAGAATGTCCCTCGTCACTTGTGAGGTACACATCTTGTATCCCCTTGGATACCAGCTGTATTAATGCACCAGACATTTAATAGTTGTTTAGATTATAAAAACAGACACTTTCCCTGAGGGAAGTCACTCTTCTGTTCCTCTACCACCTTACCATGAATCTTGAATCCACCATTTCTATAGACTTTCATACGCTTGTAAAACATGGCTGTGAAAATTGACCATGGGTCATGTACGTCATAAATATGTGGATTGTTCTGTTTTCCTTTTGTCTCTCGCATGATACGACCGATACTCTGAGTAATATCAGATTTCGGTGATGCTAGAATAACTGTATCAAGTGTGGGTATGTCGAGACCTTCATGGGCTTGACTGAACGTCGCGAATATGATTTTCTTTTTAGACGACGCTTGAAGTTCAGCCTCTTTCATACCACCCATGTACAGTCCCGACGTTTTGGGGAAACGCTGATGAAGGAATTCACAATGCTGTCTACGATCACTTAATACGAGTAACTGCCTGGTACCACTCGACGCCTTCTTAACGAGTTCTACGAGCATTTTATTACGTTGACGATCTTCAACTACTTCAGTAATCATATTTGGCATCGATATCTTCCCATTCCGCATGGACGGTGGAGGATTTCTATAGTTTGCAGAATCAAACGTGACCGGAAACACTTCCACCTGTTCCTGATTTTTTCGCTCGACAGCGAAAAAGGTTGGACCCATGAACCAGTGAAGCACCTTCGTGAGTCCATCCTTCCTTTCAGGGGTCGCCGAAAGCCCGAAGATGTGTCGAGGGCAAAGTTTAAATAGAGACTGACTAAAAACCTTGGCACATATATGGTGTGCTTCATCGACGATGACTGTTCCAATACTTTCAAAATCCGAAAAGGAATACTCTTTGAGGGAAAGTGACTGAAGCATGGCAATGACAAAATCACAATTTACTTCCTTCTTGTCCTGTTGAACAATACCAATTGTAGCACCTGGGCAAAATTGTTGAATACGTTCTCTCCATTGGTCGGCTAAGAATTGCTTATGGACGATGATCATGGTTCGATAACCCAATTTTGAAGCTATCGCCAGGGATACGGTGGTCTTGCCATACCCGCATGGCAACGAAAGAATTCCATGACCCGCCTTGATAGCAGCATCAAAGGCTTCGTTTTGGTGGGTGGCATCCCGGAGCTTTCCGGTGAATGCGTTTCTGGTCTTAACAGGTTCGGGGCGTCGATCCTGGGAGGGTTCCCCAAGTTTAGAAGTTCCGTAGAATCTTGGAACGCAGATTCCTGTCTTAGTTGATTTAAAAACCTTAAAAGGCGGTGGAGGAAATCCGAAATCGCCATTAACTATGGGTCTTACGGTAAGTTCCTTTTTAATTTCTTGTATTGGTCCCGCATCCACGAGATATCCGGTCCGTGTCAAGACCGTCATCGAATTACTTAGTTAAAGGTGAAAAACTTTAAATGAGTAAATGCCTACTCTCGACGTAGATGAAAACATTAAACAAGTTCGTGCGAACATTGAAAATCTGACTCAAGAAGTTTACCGTTTGCAGGGTGTTCTACAGACGTTTATGAATCTCAAGAAGGGTGGTGTGAACACTATCGAAATTCCCAACGACCCCACTCAAGAGGTTGAAGAGCTTGAGAGTATCCAAGAAAATCCCGAGTGATTACCCACATTCCAGATACCCTTGAAATCAAGTTCAACCTCCGTTTCATCGTCCCTTTTTAGGGACTGAATGGGTCGTCCTTCGACTTTACACATGACTCTTCGGTATCTAAACGGTACTTTGACGGTTAAAATTTTACCATCGAGGGGGTTATCTATGTTTAGATTCGTGAGAAGACGCCAACGTTGATCATGCATTCGTTCTATAATTTCTGAAACTTTCGAAGGAATTATAAAACGGATATACTTTTTATCATTAAATTCGTACATCGGTGTATGAACTTTAACCACACACTTCATTGTTTTCTGTTACGGTACAAAAGAACTAAAACTATAAGTAACACTACGATGAATAGAATTAGTTGCGAAAGAAGTAAAGGCTTTAGAGGTTGACGAGTACCAAAACATCTATGACTTAAGTGTCTGGATACCTCAACGCCTGCTTCTATACTAGAGTATGGTGTATGACGCGGAGACATCATACCACACATAGCAACCTTGGAGCACTTTCCAAAGAAAGGAAGTTGTCCATGGAGGCTGAGCACACCGGAAGATTGAGAAAATGTCCACTTTTCGTCTTCCCAATCTGCACCCCACGCGACGCGTATGTCGTCGGGTTCAGGTAATCCAAGTTGATCCAGAATTTCTTGTTTCAGAATATCTGGGTTAGAATTCATAATTTCTTCACCAATATCGCATATGACACATGAAATTGTCTTCCCATCGGATAAAACTTTGGGTTGTAACCTCCACCTTGTTTGACTAACAATCTCTATATCGGTTTTGAGTTCGACAGGTTCGGCATACTCGATGATGACGTTAATAGCACCATAGGTACTTTCTCGTACCTTTTTCTCGGCGTCGGGACCCCAGTTGTCACCCAGTAACTTAAGAGCTGGACTATTATCCACACACAAAAACAGCATACCATCATTTAGTATAGTTTCATCGGAGAAAGTGGCGACATAATTATCCTCGCCATAGTCTATACTTTTCAGCTCTGCACCAAAAATGAAGTTGGCACCGGCATTTATGAGTGCTTCCTCCATGGCATCACACATCACCTTACCAGATTCTCTTTGTGTAAACATTCCAGATAATGCCGTGTGGTCCAAATTTTTGACAAATTCATATGCCGACATCACACTCCACGTCACTCCGTCCATGATGAGTGGGAAATGTTCAATACATTTTTGTCCCTTTTCACTCAACACCCCAACGGCATCTTTCAGTGAAATACTTTTGTATTTTTCCGGTTGAGTAAGAACCCTAGAAAAAAGACTTATAAGAGTTCCATAATCTTTAAAACTTAGAGATTTGAAAAAGAATTTGAACTGTTCATTTTTAGAAACTTGTTGAAATATTCGGTTCCATTCTATACCCATTTCGTCGAACAAACTTCTGGTATTTATGAAAGCTTTGTCGAAGACAATCCTGTGGGCGTGAAGGTCTCTGAACTCAACACTCGGCTCCCACCATGACCCACCCGCTGACAATTTCCTGTCGTATATGGTTACATCATGTTCACCCGACCTGAGAATCTCCCATGCGAGTGACATACCGGTCGGACCGGCACCTACAATATGAATCTTCATTCTATTGTTAACTAACAAAATATCTTTCTGAAACCTAAGAAAATTGATACTTATAGAAAAAAGTATACTCTTAATGTAGGATATGCTGTCTATATTCAGCCAAGCCAATGTGAGGCCGCCACATGTCAAACTTGTATCCAACCAAAAACTAAAGACATGGAAGTTTGCCGCCAACTACGTTTGGAAGGAAAAATTTACAGAAGACAAAGCAGAACTCGGTAGATGGACAAAGGGTGAATTGCTCGAACTTGGACCCACATTTGTAAAATTAGGACAGATAGCTTCGACCCGTGGAGACTTGTATCCCCCAGAGTTTATCAGAGAATTGGAATCTCTTCAAGACAATGTTCCTGCCTTTGACTATAATTTAGTAAAGGATAAGTTGAACATGGATATCTTTAAAAGTTTTGAAGAGACTCCTTTTAGATCTGCGAGTATTGGGCAAGTGCATAAAGCTGTACTAAAAAATGGCAAGCATGTTGTTGTAAAATTAAAACGACCTGGTATTTACGAAACCATGGAATCTGATACGAACACGGTGAGAAAGATTTTGAAGTTTTTTCAGACAATTGGTGTCGACACGGGGAATAGTTCTGATTTTGTTCTCAACGACTCAATTGAATATTTGCTTGGAGAAGCTGACTATTTACAAGAGGTAGAAAATGCAATCAAGTTTAAGAAGGCGATGAAAGGTGTTGATTGGGTCAAAATACCTCGTGTGTATAAGAGATACTGTACAGATGAGATGATCGTGATGGAATATGTACCAACAGAGAAAATCACTGAAGTGAAAAACAAGAAGATTAACAAGAAAAAGGTGTGCGAGGCTCTTGTTAATTCGTATGTAATTCAAACTATGGATGCGGGTTTATTTCATGCAGATCCACACCCCGGAAATCTCGGAGTTTCAAAAAATGGCAAATTGGTTTTTTACGATTTTGGGCTACTCATAGACCTTAGCGACGAACTAACAGAAGGATTCAAGGATTTGTTTTTGTGCATCATAAATAGAGA